CGCCGATGACCTTATTATCGAGGCCATGGACGCAACGCGCTACATCGGCGAAAACGGCACCGATTCCGACGCCTTCCTTTCGGCGCAGTCCATCGCGGTCAACTACGTGCCTTCCGGCTCGACGGTTGATTCCGGCTTGACGATGGGCAAGCTCCGTTACGCAAAGCGCCTGTTCGACCTCGCCGAAGTGCCCGAGTCGGAACGCTACCTCGCTTATGGCGCACGCCAGCTCGACGACGCTCTCGGCATCACGGAAGTCACTTCCCGCGACTACAACGACTTCATGGCGTTGAAGGACGGGCGCGTTGACCGCTTCATGGGCTTTACTTGGGTGCCTTCTCAGCGCCTCAGCGTGGCGAGCAGCGTCCGCAAGGTCGTCGCTTGGCACAAGTCCGGCGTCCGTTTCGCTGACCTCGAACGTCACGTCCACATCGACGTGCTTCCTGCGAAGTCGCACAAGACCCAGCTTCGCGCCGTCAAGCGCATGGGTGCCGTCCGCGCCAAGAACAAAGGCGTCGTTCGCATCTACTGCAACGAGCCGTGATGATCCTCGGGGCGCTCCTTTCGGGGAGCGCCCTTTTCCTCAAACCTTCACCTTTTTCCTCTTCCTATGGCTACCATCTATTCAGACCTCGCAACGGCCCAAAACTCGGCCCTTTCCGATCAGTCCAAGTCCCCTTCGCTCCCGGCCTACGGCGGCGATCTCAAGTATATCGACGTTACGGTTTCCGTCGCGTCGTCCATCACGACCTCTGACGCCATCTATCTTTGCCGCCTCCCCAAAGGTGCGCGGTTGGTGCCGTCCCTCATCTCCGTCGATTATGGCGACCCCGGCGACGCTCTCACGCTCAAACTCGGCGATGCCAGCGACGACGACCGCTATGTTTCCGGGCTTGCGCTCGGTGGCTCGGCGGGCCGCAAAGAACTGACCGAAGGCACGGAAGGTGCCGCGTTCCTGACGCCCTACAAGCTGACGGATGCCGGTTGGTTGATCGCGACTCCAACGACCGTGACGAGTGCGGCTGCTCACTCGCAGGTGTGGCACATCGTGTACACGCTCGGTTGATCCAATTCGCCCTTCGGGTGTGGCGAGGCGCATGCAGTGGCGCACAAAACAGCGGGGGCCGTCCTTTCTTGTTGGGGCGGTCCCCGCATTTCTTTGAAGACGAACCATGACCAAGACTGACATTTTCAACATTGCCCTGGGCCTCATCGGCGGGAAATCGCTCTCGAATGCCGACACGGACACGACCCCGCAGGCCGTGAGTGGCCGGAAGTTTTGGGAACTGGCGCTCAATGAAACTCTCAGCGCGCAGAACTGGAACTTTGCGACCAAGCGCGCGCGCCTGAAAGTTACTCGAACGGCCATCACGTCCATTGCCAACAACGGCGGGCTTGTCCGCATCACGAAGGCGTCGCACGGTCTGGTGACTGACGACCGGGCTGCGATTGAGGATGTACCTTGCGCGGTCGGGTCGTTCTTTGTCACGCGGATCGACGACAACGTTTTCGACCTGCAAGACAGCGTTTATGCGTCCGGCTATTCGAGCGGCGGAACGTTTCTCAAGATTCCGGCTTTCGGATGGGACTATCGCCACGCGCTGCCGTCCGATTGCGTCAAGGTCCGGCGCGTGCTCGATGATCCCGACCGCGACATGGAGGAGAACGACACGGAACCGTTTCGCGTCGAATCGGGCTTCATCTTCTGCGACCTCGAAACGGCCTTTGTGTCCTACACATGGCGAAACGAAACGGTATCGACCTACCCGCACGAATTCATTGCCGCGCTCTCGACGCTGCTTGCCTCCTACTTGGCGCAAGACCTCGCTGGACCGGCTGGACGCTCGGCAGAGCTTCGGCAGACTTACGAAAAGCTCATGCTGCCGAATGCACGCGGACGTGATGCGCGCGAAGGCAAGGGCGATACCAACGTCAACACGGCAAGCAGCGAACTACACGCCTCCCGTTTCGCATGAGCATTGCAACCCGCACCTTTCAGGCCTCCTTTAACGGCGGCGAACTTTCGCCCCTGCTCGATTCCCGGCCCGATGCGGCCATTTACCGCGACGGTTGCCGCGAGCTTCAAAACTGTGTCGTGCGGCCCTACGGCGGAGCGTTCAAGCGTCCGGGCCTGCAATACGGCGGGGCCGTCAAAACATCCTCGACGGCAACGCGCCTGATTCCGTTTAAACGCTCGACCTCGACGAACTACGTTATCGAGATGGGCGACGCCTACATGCGCTTTTGGAAAGGCGGCTCCGCCATGACGCGCATAACCAGCGGAACGCCTGTTGAGATTGTTTCCCCCTATGCTGCTGCCGAACTCGGAGCGGTGCAGTTCTGCCAGATTAACGACGTGATGTTCCTTGTGCATCCGTCGCATGCGCCGCGCCGTCTTTCGCGCAATTCGGAAACAAGCTGGACGCTCGAAGAGTTCCCGTTCGACTTCCCGCCCATGTCGGACATCAACGACACAACGACGACGATCCGCATTCAACCGGGCGTTAGCGCGTGGGCGACCGGGACGGTTTACACGGTCGGGCAGGTCCGGCTTCAAAGCGGCTTGCTCTATATGTGCGCAACGGGCCACACGTCCGGCACATTCGCGACCGATCTAGCGGCCTCGCGCTGGAAGATCGTCAAACCTCGCGGCCCGTGGGCGCGCGACGATGACCACGACACTGCCGACATGGTGGACGTGAACGGCGTTCGGTATGTCTGCATTCTCTCGACGGCCAGTTTGATTGCAGGTTCCGGTTACAATGCCAATCCACGTCCTGGCGGTTCCGGCTCTTGGGCTACCTACTGGCTGGCGGTCGGAGATTCCAACCTTCGACTCTTTGCCAGTGCCGCGACCTTTTCTGCTGCCGATGAAGGGACGTATTTCCGCATCGACGTAGGGTGCTCGAAGCGTTCGCTTTTCCTGTCCACGAACCACACGGCAGGCGTAACGCACGTCACGGAGCCGATGTTCATTGCGGGTGACGCGCTCATTCGCTCGACCATCACGACGACGAATTATTCCGGCTATCTGAATGGCGGCGTCAAGGGAGAGCTTTACCTTGAGTTTAGCAAGGATCGCAGCACGTGGGACCGCGTTCGCCATTGGGGCTTCAAGAACCCGGCAGACGGCAACATTGCCTCGACCTACAACGGACCTTCGACGGGCGGCTATTACCGCATTCGCTGGGAGCCTGGCATCACCTCGACGGCGCGCGACCAAGGCTTTTTGCTTGAAGCAACAACCGGCGTCGTGACGGCGCTGGTTCGCATTGACTCGTTTGTTTCGAGCACGGAAGTCACGGCCTCCTTTGTGCTGCCTGACGTGTCGTTCGCGCCGTGTGAGATTCTGACGCAGGACAATCGCAACTGGTATCGTGGAGCCTTCGGGGCCAGCTACCCGCGCGCCGTGGCCTTCCATGAGGCGCGCCTTTGGTTCGCTGGTGTGTCGGGCGATGCCTCGCGGGCATGGTCAAGCCGCGTCGATGACTTCTACAACTTCTTCACCGGCCCGGAGGATGACGACGGCATCGACATCACGCTTTCGAGCGTCGAAACAAATCAAATCGAGTGGATGCAGTCCCTTGGGCGCAACCTCGTTATCGGGACGACCGGGGAGGAATGGATCATCAACAGCGGCGAATCCGACTCGGTGCTGACTGCCGACAACATGCGCGCCCGACTGACGACCCGGAACGGCTCCGCGCCGCTCGCGCCGCAGATGGTGAACGACGCCTTGTTCTGGTGCCCTCGAAGCGCGCGCAGGTTGCATGAGTTTAACTATGATTTCAGCCGTGACGCTTGGAGCGGGTCGGACGTGCTGCAATTCGCCGAACACCTGGGCGCTTCTGGCCTCGTCGATATGGACTTTGCGGCCATGCCCGATTCGGTCCTTTGGGCCATCAATGGCAACGGCGAGCTTTGCGGCTTCACCTATGACCGACGCCAGAACGTCACGGCATGGCACCGGCATATTACAGACGGCGCTTTCGAGAGCGTCGCGACCATCTACGGCGACAACGGGCGGGATGAAGTTTGGTTCGTGGTGCGTCGGACCATCAATGGCGCGACGGTTCGGAACGTTGAAAGGTTCTATCCGACCGCGCAGGACTTCGATTTCGACACCGCGAGCGATTTCTTCTATGTGGACTCGGGCCTTAAGGTCACGCCCTCGGGAACGTCCATCACGGGGCTTTCGCACCTCGAAGGAAAGGAGGTCAAGATTTGGGCCGATGGTGCCCGGATCGAGACAAAGACAGTCTCCTCGGGAGCCGTCACGCTTTCGACCGCTGCCACGACGGCCATTGTGGGCCTTGCCTTTGAGGCCACGCTTCGACCGATGCGCCTTGAAGTCGTGCTGGATGACGGCACCGGGCAGGGTAGGCGCTGGCGTCCGAACCGGCTCATTGCCTGCCTCTACAACTCCATTGCGGGCGAGTTCCG